TTGAAGTAGCATCTCTTAATTCTGACGAGGCTTTTAAATTACTCGCTGAAGCAGAAGCAACAAAAACCGCAGAAGAAGAGTTAGAAAGTATATTAGATTTATATGAAGGCACTGAAGCAGGGGATTTTGTTGGGGCCGAAGATGCTATTGATATGGCAGCAGGTACTCTGAGTAAAGAAGATTCTCCACAAAGGAGACAATTTTTTCTATCTACTTATAAGAGATTATTAACGTCACATTTATCTACAACAGGTGCAAACTTAAAAGGTTTTACAGCAATGGTTAGTATTAATAATCTTGCTGATATAGTTACAGGTGCATTAAATTATTCACAGGGTACATTTTACAAATATGGTTTAAATGATTTTGCTTCAGCAGAAAAATACTTTAATGAAGGTTATGGTAATATCTTTGGTTCTATTAGAAGAGGTTTTGATGTAGTATCTCCAGACATTCCTATAGAGTATGCAGAGATGGTGTTTAATCTTAACCCTAAAGTAAAAGAAAAATTATTTAGGGATGTAACTGGAGATGGTGGTGTAAGAGAATCATTTGAGCATTTTAATTTAGACAAGGCTGATATTATTACTAATGCTTCGGGTAAAGTATTAGATGCTTATACTAAAGGTGTTCAGACAATAACTTTAGTTAGACTGCAAGATGACTTAACTAAGCGTTGGTCTTTTGGTACTAATTTAAATCAAAGAATAATGAGTGTATATGGTGTGAGACCATCAGAGTTTTTTGCTAGACCTGATGTTGGTCTTGAAATGGCTAGTAGTAAATTTAAAGAACAGGTTTTAGATAGGGCAGTATTTAGAACTTTAAGAGAGACAGCATCAGTAAATTGGTCAACACTGCCAACAAGAAATGGTTTTAGAGCTATGGCTAAAACTATAGAAAATTTAACTAATACAGCTGATAATGTTTTTCAAGGTAGTTTAGGTTTTATTGTTCCTTTTGGTAGTTTTTTAAATACTACTATTGCAACTATGGCTGATTATACTGGTCTTAATATGCTAAGAACAATGCATAGAGAAATAACTGGTAAGACTGCAGACTTAGCTGATTCTACTGTAGTGGAATCTATGAGCAAGGCTGCTGTTGGTTTAAGTGCTATATCATTAGGAATCCCTGCAGCTAGAGATAGAATATCACAAGGTCTGGGATTTAACGCAGACAGAAAAGATGATGGATCTATAGAGGATAGGACTTATGATTGGCCCATATCTACTATAAGGTTAATGTCTCAAATGGTAGCTCATGGTATGGGTACTAGTAATGATATAAAAGATTTTAGACTACAGAATGTACCTCAAGATCTTTTTGATGAATTAGCTTTACAACTAGGTGGTCAAGCAGTAAGAGATTTAGATTATGCAAGTCAATCTTTATTATATTTTGCTAGAGAGTTGACTCAAGGTAATGCTCAACCACTTTTAGATGTTATAAATGGTTCATATTCAACAGTTGTTCAGGGTTTTACTAGACATCTTGAACCCATTAATGTTGTTGCAGGTATAGTTACAGATCAAAATTTAAATCCTAATTTAAGAGAAGGTGATAAATTACAAAATGAAATAATTAAATATGTTAATAATATTCCTACTTTGTTTTCTAAAGAAAATTTAGCAAAAGATTTACCTAAAAAAGCAACACCATTCAGAGGAAAGTATTTTAATCCTGATATTGGAAAATTAATTTTAGGTATTAGAACTCTAGAAGAACCTAATATTATGGAACAGTTAGCAAATGCTGCCGGTATGAAATACTGGGATGTATTTAAAGTAACTGCTCCTAAAAGTGTGCAAAATCAAATGAACTCTGTTGCTCAACCCTTTTTTGAATCAAGAGCAGTGGAAGCATTAAAAAAATATCCTAACTATTTTAGAATGAGTCAGGATAGAAAAGAATTTGTAATTGCAGAAATATCTGAAGCTGTTAAACAAGATGTGCTTAAAGTTGTAGAAGATGGTATGCCTAAATCTATTAGTATTATTAGGTTATTATCTAATAAAAATAAAAAAGAAGTACAAAATGTTATAGACTTTCTTAATATAGACGGTGTAAATAAACTTGATGATGTATTAGACAAAAAAGATTCATTAGGTATTTTATTAAAAATACAATCTCTTGTAGATATTTATGATGAAATATTCTATAATGAGTTTAATATGGATTAATCTTCTTCATCTAATAATCTATCTGCCCACTCATAAGCCTCTTTAGCTACTTCTATCTTATTTGTTTTACCCTTAGCAATTAGACCTGACAATGCTTGTCCTGCAAGATAACGTCTAGTTGTTAAGGGTTTTGCTTTTTTAGTAGGTTTAACTATACGTAGTCTACGAAAATTCCTTGCTTCCTGTTCCAGATTCTTCCACTTCATTTCTTTGTACCCACCTATCTCTTAATCTATTTAAATACCAGATTGCTTTATCAATATCTTGTACACCATTTTTATATTCACATCTCCACAAATACTTTAATACATTTGCAGCATGTGGTGCTATATCTCCAGACATCTTTTCCGTCATGGCTTCAATAGCTTCAATACATTCTAGTCCACCACGATTATAATGCTTAGGATTATTAACATCATCATAGTGTCCATGAAAAGTTGTATCAGTAGTTAAGGTAATTGTATCTGTCATATTTTCTCCATCACATATTTCACACTCATAACATTTTAAGTCATCATCAAGATAGTTGCCACACATAGAGCATATTTCTTTAGGAAAAAGTACTGTCATGTTAAACTCCTATGTCTACAACCTCACAAGAATCACCACTGCAAGCCATAGTCTGACTGCCAGATGTAGTGTCACTTACTTCATAGTCTCTTAATTTAGACCAATTAATTCTAGTATTCATTCTAGAAAGCATATCATTATATTCATCTTTTGTACACTCTTGATAAGGTGCTTGTTGATATACATGATCAGAGTGTGGTAAAAAAGACACACCAGACATCTTATCAAAATGTTTGAATACAAATGCACCTACATCTAACCACTCGTTTTCTCTAACGGTAACAGTAATAGATGGTTTATGCTCACACCAATGCTCTTGATATATTAACCAGATATTCAATTGATCTATAGCAGATAGTTCATCTCTAATTCTAGAACCTTTAGGTGACTTCATAGGGAAACTAAATACTGTAGTAGTATCAGGTTTCATTACACATGGTTCACTAGGTACACCTTGATCTATCATAAACTTAGTAAGTGGATCTTTATTATCACCACGTACTGTTCTTATGTAATACTTAGAATGTCTAGCATGAATACCACTAGCTGAATCACACAGCTGAGATACTGTACCACTAGGTTTAACACATGTAATAGCAGTGCTCTCTTGGATACCAAACTTCTTAGCAAACTCTTTATTAGTATCAATAGCTACTTGTTTATATCGTGGTAGTCTCTTATCCATATCAACTAGATTACAATTAGTATGTATATTATCCATGATACCTGTAAGACTTACACCAAGTAATCTCTCTTCTTCAGTATTAGTTCTCCATATTTTTCTTAAGTATGGAAAGTCTGTAAGTGTAGCTTGAGCTGTTCCTAGTATAGTAGCAATCCTAATCTTCTTCTCTATATCATCATCTTTGTCACCATCTTTTATTACTACTTCAGTAAGATTACAGAACTGATGTGGTCTTAGTATTATTTCACTGCAAGGATTAGTACCAAAGTCATAGTTAGGATCTCTTCTCTCATTCTTCATGGCTTGTTTCTTAGCAGATACTCTATTAAAGATACCTCTCTCACCTGACTTAGATTCTACTAATGAAGTCCACTCTCGTAAGAATGTTTCAGAGTCAGGCTTATCTGTATAAACGACAGAGTTATTAGACAATGCCATATGTGGAGCAGTCTCCCACCATTGACCAGTCTTAGCATGACGCATTCTAATATCAGATAAGTTAGATAAACTAATCATAGCTGATCTACGTACACCACCTACCACTACAATCTCACCAACCTTACACATGATACTGTGACAATCATAACTAGATAGCTTCCTACCTTTTGCTTCTTTAAACATATTAATAGTAAACTTAAATAGATCAACAAGAGGAGCAGGTCCTGATGCTCTACCACCAAATGTTTTTAGTCTAGCACCTGCAGGTCTAATCATACTAACATCATAGGTTGGTATCTCACCTGCATATAGTAAAGCTATAAGCATACGAAAAGCTCTTGCCCAACCTTCTTTACTATCTCTTACAACAATAGTTGTTTGACTATCTACTAAAGCTTCTGGCACTTCTGGTAGTTTATCTACATATTGTCTTTCAACAGAGAAGCCTACACCTGTACCACAAAGTAGTATGTACATAGCTTCATCAAAAGATTTAATATCATCTACCGGTAAATAACTACAGTTATACCCTGCAGTATTGTCTCTATCTAATGCAGGTCCTGCAGTCATTAAGGCTCTCATAGAGGGCATAACATCTAGGTTATGTATAGCTGCCCATATTTCATTACTAGTATTCTCATCTATCCCTACTTTCTCAGACATATAATCTACATATCTAGTAACAGTTTCACTCCACGTTTCTCTTCTCCCCTCATCATCTAACCAACGTGCATATCGTGATGTTGCAATAAAGTTTTGGTAGTCTGTTGGTAGTGCATTACTCATCTATTATCTCCTGATCCTTGTATCTTATTTCTCTTTTTTCTATCTTGTAATTTTATAATATTATTTCTCATTACAGTTTCTAAATCAGAACCTATGTGATTAGTTAAAGCAGTAACATAAAATAGAACATCCCCAAGTTCTTTAACAATATCTTCTTTAGAAAATTCTTCATCCCTAAAAAACTTTTTAATTTTTTCTGCTACTTCTCCTGCTTCTCCACACAAACCTAATGTGTTTTCTGTCAGTCTAGTATTACCTGATGTAATAACTAATTCTTCTACTAATTTAGAATATGCTTGTATTATATCGTATCTAACTTTTTCACTCAATCTAATCTCCTTACTACATCTATATCTTCAATTTCTAGGTCATCTATATCATAAAGAGCAGACTCTATAGCACTAGTAATAGTGTCTATGTTATTAGTATCTCCTACCTCTAACATATTAGAATCATCATCTATATCTATATTAATTATTACTTCATACTTCATAACAAGAACCCCTAGTTATATCTAAATATTATTAATTGTCAACTGCCATATTCGGCTTTTAATCTTTCTAACGAAACAAATTCTGGATCGTATGCACCATTGTTTATATTTCTTTTTATGATTACACCTTTCCACCACTCTAAGTTTGCCTGACCTGCCCACCCTTCTTGACCACCTTTGAAAGAACCTGCTACTAATCCTATAGATGGATTAGGAAATGCATCATCTTTAAAGTAGATATGTCTTCTATGACTATGTCCAACTGTGATAGAAGAATGTCTCTTCTTAATCAAACTATAGGCATGATGCTCTCCTGACATAGCTGTACCATAATTACCAGTAGCTATATAGTGTGCATAGGATACACCATCTTTTGTAAATACATCTGGTGCTGAGTTTTTATACTCATAGTATTCATCAAACCAAGTCTTAGTTTGAAGATGGCTGAAACTAATACCATACTTTATACCTTCTAGCCTAGGATCAAAACCAATAGCTCTCTTTATTCTATGCTCATGATTACCTTCTGCTCCAAAAAATGCAGGTCTTTTCTTCTTCATCTTTTTAAACTTGTATCTAATACGTTCTTGAGAATCATTATAACTATTAATATCTTTCTCATAGTTTTGTGATGCTATTGCAGTAGGATACTTTGTATCGTAACTATTTAATGATCTCATGTCTGCTCCATCTCCAAGATCAATTACATAGTCAGGTTTAAGATCATATATCATCTCACCTAACCAAGTAAATCTCTCATTGGATACCTCTGGATCTGCATGAGCACATGTATATACTACAGCTGTTTTACTCATGATAGTTTTCCTAAATAATCCTTATCTCTCATATCTATTTCTAGTGCCTCCATGTTGTTATTGAAATAGTTTTTCCATTGATAGACTTGATCAAGAGTCTCAAAGAAAAACTCATGATCTATAAGCTTGCCATCTATTTCTACTTTACAAACAGCAAACCATTCTAGTTCACCTACATGAGGATAGTCTTCAATATCTTCAGGTGGTAAATCTGTGTAATGATATGGACCTTCTGTCATTGCCCATATCTTCATCTTAGTTATCTCCATTTATTTTCCAATCTTTAAGTAAGTCCATGTAATGTTCTAGTCCTATCATTACAACCCAAGGTCTATGATCTGATCTATAAAATACTACAGGCTCTCCTGTGCTATGTTTAACTGCTTGTTCTATATATGTATACACAGTTTTTAATTCATTCTTACGTCTTTTAATTTCTATTGATAATGGTAATCTCTTTTTAGCTTGTGGTGAGAACTGTATATCTGCACCTGTATCCCCCATTATAGCAGACTTAATATCATCTTTTTCAAAATGTGGAAAAGACTCTAATAGTTTATCACGTATCTCTTGTTGTCCTAATCTGCCTTTAGCTTTAGCTGATCTGCTCATGTATCACCTCTTTAACTTTAGGTTTACTTTTTACTTTGATAAGAAACTCAGGACCATAAGAATATAAGAATGTTCTCATCTCCGGCCAACAAGTTTTCTTGTACTCACAGTAGCTGCATTGTACACTAAGTTTAGTATTAGGACTAGTTTTAGATTGTGGTATTGGATCTATTCTTTCTTCTGGTATATCTCCTTTAACCATATCTTTAACCTCTAATATCTCTTTCTCTTTAGTTTCTAATTCTTTAGAGAAATCATAAACATCCAGACAAACATGTCCATTCTGTTTATCAACTGCAAGGAAAGCACCATGTGTTTTATTAGTAACAAGTGGATCATCTTTACCTGCATAAACATATGAACTGAGCTGTGATATATAACCGAATGGATCATCATCTCTTAACCTTCCCTCTTTAAACTTTTTAAATGCATAGCTACTACATGATTTAACATCAATAGTCATACCATCTATGATTGCATCTCTGTGTCCTTTTACACCATGAACATCTAGTCTGTCTTGCATTCCCTCTACTTTATGTCCACTAGCAGCAGTTAAACACAGTATTAATTCTTCAATCATATCCCCATAAAAAAACTTTAGTAATGTATATGCCTCTAATGGTTCACCTTTACCTACTAAGTTAATCTTGTACCATAGTTTACGTTTACATGGTGTTCCAACTGACGACAAAGAAAGATAGCTTCTTGGTTCTTGTGGTTTAAGAAACCTCTGGCAAGATATCATTGATAGTCTGGAACTAAAGTGTCTAGTAACAGTTGCATTCCAATTACCCTCACCCTGTATAGTAGAGTATATGTCTTCTACTAATGTATCAATCTTTTTCATAAGGTAATCCTCTATGTTTTCTTTTTCTAAATATCTTTTTAATTTTAAGGGGAATAACCTTGAGACTAAACTGAGGAGATTGTAAAGATTTAGCCTCAAGGTTTCGTGGTTTAGGTCTCTTAAAAGAGTACTTCTTCACTTGTTTTCTTAGATGGTTTCTTCGTGGAGGGAGGCACGTCACCATCAGTTTGTGGTTGAATATACTCCACATGCTCAAGAACTTTTACCTTCTCTAGTCTAGTACCTACGTTCTGATACTTGGGTATATCATATACAGATAGGTGAACTTGAACAGTAGACCCATTACCAATCGGTCCATCTTCATCATAGCTCCAAGGTGCATCATCATTCTTTACAACGATTGGTGGACCACATTCCCAATCATTATTGGTCTTGAACTTTCTATCAAAAGTTATCTTCTGACCTCTACCTTGAGCATCTACAACACCCTTCTTCATAGACTTAGAAGACTTCAGCTTACCAAAGTTATCGTCATCTAATATTACATCAATAGTACAAGCACCATCAGTTGCTTCATATGTACCTTGTGCTTCAGGTGTTGGTTTATAACCAGTCTTGTCACGATTCTGTTCAAATACTTTTGCCCACTCGGAGATACCGGTTAATATTACTTTTCTTGTTGCCATTTAAGACTCCTATAATTAATCAAAAAATTATTGTAACACGATTACTATTTACAATGCAAGTAGTATTAGTGTATTTGTGCATAATTTTTTCCAAACTGTACATCAATACCTAACTCTACATTTAGTTTGAGCTGTTCATTTAACTTATCAACAGCCCAATACAATGCATTCTCATGTTCCTTCTCTTCGCCAAAAGGAACTACATT